TATTTATTACTATCATATGATAAAACATACATATCTAATATTGTTGGTAATTCTCCCATTTGATATTCTGCTACTTTAGTAGGTTGTATATATGCTTTTGCTATAGTACCAATATTAGCGGGCATGCTTAAAGCTCTTATTAAATAATCTTGTTGGGTAACAGTTCTTAATTGACCTTGAAAATTTCCTAAAGCATTTTGTCTAATTTCATCAATAGAATCTGCTCCTTGTCCCCCATCTGCTGCCTTTATGTTATTAGTTGCTACAGAAGAAAATATAGTATTTGCTAGAGTTGAATTTGCAATATTAGGATTTACAAATGTAATATTTGTATTATCAAAAATAGTTAATACTCCCGAGGCAACATTAGATTCTAAACCTCCTCCCGTTAAATAACTTATAATTAAAGTAGTATTTGAGGGTGCTATTCCATAAGTATCAGTAAACATGAAATTTAAGGGTGAGTATGCTGCTGTTAATTTTTCTTTAGAAAATGCTAAACCTGTTCCTACATTATCTGGGTTTGGAACTAGATTTTCATCATTATCACTTACAGTTCCGGCTCCAAAACCTAACTGCATAGTGGTAGAATCCAAAAATCTACTTGTAAATCTTCTTTGTACTTGTTTTAAATTTAATAAATTAGGGGCATCGTCTTGTATCGCATTAGGATCAGTATAGCTTGCATTTATTTGCGTAGTAAACACTGTATCTTGCGCTAAATTTAATACTTCATACCACTCATTACCATCGCTATCAAATATGTTTAAAACGCTTATAATATTAGAAGCATTTATATCTACAGTCCAAAACTTAGTTGGTGAGGTAACTGATACAGTAGTTGTGCTTATAGTACCAGATATAGCTTTTCTTATTTTTTTAATTAGAAACCTATCAGGGTTAATCCCACTTAAAGAATAAATTGAAATTTCTGAAGGATCTTGGGATGATGAGATTGAAAAATCAATAGCATCTTCAGTTATAAATTTCATATTTGGATTTTCAGCTGATGTGATTTGTATATCAGTTGGAATCTTTAAAGCATAATTAAAGTCAGGAACATAAGCTCCTGAACCATCTATGATAGATGGTAGTTGTTGGTAGAAGGAAATATCTACGGTTGCTGCTGTTGTTACTTTAGGTTTATAACCTAACATATAAGCTAAATCAAAAAGATTTGATTCTTGTCTTGCATATTGTATAAATGTTTCTTGTATTTGATTATCTAGGTAAAAAGATAAAACATCACCAACATATGCTGCCATTTCTATAAATAACATCCCAGTTGAATCACTAGAAAAATCATTATAAGTATTTGGGAAATAGGTTTTTGAATAATCTATAAGAGAATTTCTAAAAGTATTAAAATCTCTATTTGTGTAGGTTATATTTCTGTTTAAATCTGCCATTATATTAGTGCTATTTTTATTTCATCTTCAACCCCAATATTACGAACCTCATAATTTAGTGTAAAATTCATAGTATTACGATCAGTTTGATTGTCAAAGTTCATTGATAATACTTCTATAGATGGAAAGTTTGTTGTTATACCATCTGTAATTCTTTGTTCTAAAGCTGATGTAGTACCATCATTAATACCTTCAGCTATGAAAGATCTTAAATTTGCACCAAAATTTGGTTTAAATACTCTTTCTCCTGGGTTGGTTAAGAGCCAATTTATTAAATTTGTTTTTACTGCATCTTTAGTAGTATAAGTAGGATTAAATACTGCTCTTCCAGATAGGGGAAAGCTAAAGCCTAAGGCTGCGCTACCACTGTTAGGTAAAGGAAAAACATTATTTATTATTTTAGCCATTATTTAGAATTCATTAAATTCATTATTTGACCCATATCAACATCTCCAGGAGGTAAAGTACCATTTGCTACATCCATTCCAGCTTGTGGTCTAAAGGATTGGGCATTATTACTTGTAAAACCTGCTGATGTTTCTCCTAAAATATTTTGGTATGCAGAGCGTTTTTCAGCTGGAGACATTACTGGGGTTGGTGAAGGTGTTGGTGTTGTAGAGTTATAAGATTCAACTATAGGAGTTTGTGTAATAACTTTAGGTGATTTTATAGCCTCTAAAAGAATATCTTTTAATTCTTCTTGTATTACCTCTCTAACGGTTTCTTTTAAAATATTTTTTAAGGTTTGTAATTTCATCTTTGTTTTTATTATAAATATTATTAATTATTGTTTTTTATATTGTTTATACTCCAGTTGGTATTGGTAAATTATTTTGACCAAATTCAAAATACCATTGGGCATCAGAAAGTTCATTTGCAATAAGTTGATAGTTAACATTACTATAATTAAGACCTCCACCACCACTTTGATTACCATCTAGCCCTCCCCAAAAACTAAAATCTGATATTGTTTGAGCATTTTTATTATACCAAGATATTCCAAAAGTTTGTATTAAAGTAAAAAATACTTGATATTTAGAATATGCTGGCCAATCATAATTAGCTGTTAAACCATTAGGAGTTGCATCAGGGATAGGGGAGGAATTAGGTGAGGAATTATCAAAATAATAATTAGGAGTTATTTCACTCAGTTCATAATCAAAAAGTGATTCTATTTCACTAAAAGTTATTTCTGTTCCTTCAGATGGATTACCTGAAATTGAAAAACCATTAATTACTAAAGTATCATAACCAATATCGTTTGATGCAAAGTAACTATTTAAGGGATCATTAAAAGTAATTAAAGGATTTAATGTTGGTATTAATTTCATTTCTTTAGCAGATTCATATACAACTTGCCATCTAAGTTTTCTTGCTTTTATTTCTTTTTCTATAGGAATAAATTCACTGTCTATATTTTGAAACATATAATTATTTGGGCTAGTTGATGATAAACGCAATGAAAAAAGATAAAGTTTTGAAAAGGTACTGTTTTCAAGATCATAATTAAATGTTTTACTAGTATAATTATAATCACCCCCCTCATCTAGAGCTAATGTTTCATATGATTTTGCTCTCTGTTTAAGTTGACTTATTAATCCTGGAATTAAACCTTCTTTATCTGTACCTACTAAATCTGCAAAAAATCTTCTTTTTAAAGTAGCATTTAAAACTCTATCTCCATCTTCAAACTCATACCCCTCATTTGCAACTGCTTGTTCTAATAAAGTTCTTGAATTATCAAAAGCTTTTTCGACTAATGTATTATAAGAGGGGTGTTCTGGGTTTTGGGAAATATCCCAAGCTCTATCATATAATTCTTCAGCTTCTTCTCTATTTGCTTGATAAATAGCCATTAATATTGTAAGTTGAGAATCTCTATATAGTGCTTTTAATGGATCTTCAGCAGGTGGTGGTGGTGGGAAATATAAATTCTTAGTATCTATTAACCATTTCATTTCATCTACTAGTACAATATTAGAAGATGAGAAAGATTCATCACCTAATAATTCTTCTACAATGACACCGGGTTGATAATAATCTCCTTCTAAAACTGATTCTTTATTTTGGGCTATTATTTGTTTTTTATCAAATGAAAAATTATCAGTAGTAATAAAATTTAATCTTAAGTAATAATCACCATATAATAATCCTGGGGGTTCTAATAGCATTTTTTCTAAAGCCTCATTACTTAATATACCAACGATGTTACCAGTTGTGGCATTAATAGAATTTATAACTGTTTGAGTAATAAGAGGATCATTATTATTTAATGCTTGTTGTAAACAAACATCCAAAGCAACACCAAATTCTTTTAATTTTGAAATTACGACCCCAACATCTTTACTAATAGCTTCTAGAGCTTCGGGAACGGCATTTAAAGAACCTTCTTCTTTTTTAATTATATCTCCCAAATTATCTAGGGAATCTGAAAATGTATTTATTATACTTAAAGGTATACCAACTCCAGGGGGGAAAGAAGTAGGAATTGGTAGTTGTTTAATAAAAGTAGTTGCTACAGACATAGCTTTAACCAAAGTCTCTGATGTTTGAGCTACACTATTTAAATTTTCTATTTTTTTCTCTATTGCTACTAAAGCACCATTTATATAATTTTTTTGTTTGATTAAATTTAATAATTCAGGTGAAGTTGGACATGAATCCTTAAATTGGGATATTAATACATCCAGGGTTTTATTAAATTTAAATGTTGTTTTAGTTATACTAGTTACTATTACTGATATGAATTTTGATAGGCCCATTATAAAGTTCTAGTTGTTTTTGATTTATAAAATTGAATAGAAGATAACATAGATTGAGCTTCTAATC